ATGGGATATGCACTCAAAGAAAAACTCTCAACCTAACCAAGGATTCCCCAAATGAGTAATGCTGCTGCCGCCCTGCTGGGCGATAACGGTGGCGCTGGAGCCGGTGCCCCCGGTGCTGGTGCTGCGCCTACTGGTGTCGCACCCACGGCACAACCGAGCCCCGGCTCAGTCTGGACCGCTGCGTTCGACGAGGACACGAACGCCTACGTGAGCAACAAGGGATGGAAAGAGCCCCAAGACCTCCTGATGTCCTACCGCAACCTGGAGAAGTTTGCCGGTGGCGCCAAGAACCTGCTCGAGTTGCCGCCCGAGGACGCCAGCCCCGAGCAACTCGATGCCTTCTACTCCCGACTCGGACGGCCGGCGAGCCCTGACGAGTATGGCATTCGCCCGCCCGAGGGTGCTGACCCGGAACTGACGAACTGGTTCAAGGGGACCGCGCACAAACTGGGTCTGAGCGCCAAGCAGGCGCAGCAACTCTACACCGAGTGGAATGGCATGTCCGGCTCGCTGCAGGAGAAACTCCAGGCGCAGCAGGCGCAGGAGTCCGAGAAGGCCATTGGGTCGCTCAAGCAGGAGTGGGGTCAGGCGTTTGACACGAACATCGGCGCTGGTCGCCGGGCCGTCGCGGCGCTGGGTCTGGACGCCGGGAAACTCGCGGCCTACGAGGAGAAACTCGGGACCGCCGAGATGCTCAAACTCTTTGCGACCCTCGGGTCCAAAATGGGCGAGGACACCTTTGTCGGGGAGCGTGGAGAGGGCGGGTTCGGCACCACGCCGGCAGCGGCGAAGCAGCAACTCGCTGACCTGCGCCTGGACAAGGGGTTCATGGACAAGTACCTCTCGGGCGACCGGGATGCCGTGTCCAAGTTCCAGCGGCTCATGGAGGCCGCGCATGCTGGAGCCTGAGGTCCGGCTTGAACTGGTGAAGGCTCTGATCCCCGTGGCCAGCCGCCACGGGCTCACCAGCGGCGAAATCGTCACGACTTGCACACAACTGGAAAAATATGTGCTAGGATTATCGTCAGTTGGGGAAGCACCGACCCCGACGCCTCGGAAAACGCTGACCCGGCCCGTCAAGGACAACCAGGTTCCAAGTTTTCTGAGCCAATGACCCCACCTCGGGTGGATAAGTCGAACCAAGCCTTCGGTCACTTGTTTCACTTATTCACCTGAAAGGGTCTCATCATGAGCTTCCAAGTCACCACGGCGTTTGTACAGCAGTACACGACCAATGTCGGTCTTCTGCTGCAGCAACGCGGTTCCAAGTTGCGCGATGCCTGCACCGTCGGTTCCTACACCGGCAAAGCAGCCAAAGCGGTCGAGCAGATCGGTGCAGTCACGGCGCAAGCCCGCACCAGCCGTCACGCCGACACCCCCCTGATCTCCACGCCGCACGATGCCCGCTGGGTCTTCCCCACGGACTACGAGTGGGCCGACATGGTGGACGACCAGGACAAACTGCGCATGCTGATCGATCCGACCAGCCCCTACGCTGTCAACGGCGCCTATGCCCTGGGCCGTGCAATGGACGACCTCATCATCACGGCTGCCTTGGGCACCTCGATGACTGGTGAGAACGGCTCCACGTCCACCGCCTTCGCCACGGCCACCCAGCAGATTGCTGTCGGCGGCACCGGCCTGACCATCGCCAAGCTGCGTCAAGCCCGCCGCATCCTGATGGCCAACGAGGTCGATGTCTCCATGGATCCGCTGTATATCGCTGTCACGGCGACGCAGTTGGACGAACTGCTCGGCACGACCGAGGTGACGTCTTCGGACTACAACACCGTCAAGACTCTGGTCAGCGGTGAGATCGACACGTTCCTCGGGTTCAAGTTCATCCAGTGCGAGCGCCTGGGTGTCGATGGTTCCGGCGACCGGCGCTGCATCGCATGGGCCAAGAGCGGCATGCATGTGGGCATGTGGAACGACATCAACACCAAGGTCAGCGAACGGGCCGACAAGTCCTACGCCACCCAGGTGTATGTCAAAGGGACCTTCGGTGCCACTCGCACCGAGGAAAAGAAGGTCGTGGAAATCATCTGCAACCTGTAAGGAGCACACGACATGGCACGCACCTACGCAACTGAAGTCGCCGGTTTCGGCACGACCCCTGAAACCAAAGCGGATGGGGGTATCCACGGTGGCCGTCTGCGCCGCTTCCGCGCATCGTTCCCGCTGGCCGCACAGGCCTCCGGTGACGACATCGTGCTGGCCAAGATCCCGGCCGGCTATCGCTTCGCCTTCGGTATCCTCAACGCTTCGGCGACGATGGGTGCCTCGGCAACGGTGGCCATCGGTATCGCTGGCGCCACGGGCAAGTACCGCGCTGGCGCCGTGTTCACCGCTGCAGCACCCACGCTGTTCGGTGTCTCCACGGCAGCGGACGATGACGCTCTGACGGCCGAGGAGACCGTGCTGCTGACGGTCGGCGTGGCCGCGCTGCCGGGCTCTGGTACTGGCTACGTGGACCTGTACTTCTCGGCACCTTAAGGGGCGGCACGCAATGCAAACTGATTGCGTGCTCGTCAAGAACCCCCACCCGTCCGGGTACGGGCGAGTGGGGGTTAACTGGTCAAGTCAGAAAACGATTGCCGCTCACAGACTCGCCTATTTGAACAACGTGGGGACCATCCCAAGCGGGATGCTGGTTTGTCATAAGTGTGACAACCCTTCATGTGTGAACCCCGATCATCTGTTTCTCGGAACCCCTGCTGACAACTCGGCAGATATGGTGGCGAAGGGGCGTTCACTGAAAGGGGCGAGGAACGCTTTAGCGAAATTCAGTGAAGATGATGTGGTGACAATGCGGAAGTTGTACACATCGGGGTGGAGTCTCATCGCACTTGCTGAGAAGTTTGGTTCCACCAAGGGTGGTATTTTCAACATCGTCTCAGGTCGTTCATGGAGGCACGTCAGTGGGGAGCCACCTCGCGTGTACACGAAGAGGGCACCGCCTTTGATGATGGGTGAGATGGTGAAACTCCGGGAAAGTGGTCAGACGATGACTGCTATCGGTAAGCATTTCGGTGTGAGCACTGCTACTGTGTCAAGGGTGCTCGGAATGAAAACCAAAGCGGCCAGTGCCGTACTAGGAGCGTAAAATTCCTTCGGTCGTGGACCTCTGCAATAGCGCCCTCGACAAGGCGGGGCACGGTGCCATTACGAGCCTTGAGGACAACACCAAGGCTGCGCGGCTCTGCTCCCGCAACTGGCCCTTGGTGCGAGATCGTGTGCTGCGCTCGCACCCTTGGAACTTCGCCGTCAAGCGCACCACGCTGGCGTCGAGTGAGACGGCCCCGACATGGGGGTTCACGGCGAAGTTTCCTCTCCCTTCTGACTTCCTGCGATTGCTCGAAGTCCGTGACCTGTCGACCGGCGAGTTCCAGGTCGAGAATGGGTTCATCCATGCTGACGCCACGGTCCTGTACGTCCGGTACATCGCCCGCGTCGAGGACCCCAACGTCTACGATTCCCTGTTCGTCGATACGGTCGCCACGCGCCTGGCCGCTGAGTTGGCCGAGCCCCTGACCCAGAGCACCACGAAGAAGAAGGCGCTGCTGGAGGAGTACGACGTGTTCCTTGACGACGCGAAGCGGGCCGACGCGCAGGAGAACCCGCCGATGGTGTTCGAGGAGGATGAGTGGATTGAAGTGAGGTACTGATGAAGGCTTCACCCGGTCAAACCTCCTTCAACGCGGGGGAACTGTCCCCGCTGCTCAAGGGTCGCCCGTCGCTTGACAAGTTCAAGAACGGTTGCGAGACGATGGAGAACTTCATCCCGCAGATCCAGGGGCCGGCACGCAAGCGCCCCGGCACCCGGTTCGTGGCCGAGGTCAGGGACTCCGCAGACGCGGCGCGCCTGCTCCCTTTCGAGTACAGTACCACTCAAGCCTATGTTCTTGAGTTCGGTGATCTCTACGTTCGGTTCTACCTCGACGGGGGTGTGGTGGAGTCGAGCCCGGGGACCCCCTATGGGGTGGTCAGTCCCTACACCTCCGCGCAGGTCGGCTCTCTGGAGTACGCGCAATCGGCTGATGTCATCTACATCACGCACCCCGACCACCCTCCCTACAAACTCGCCCGTGTCAGCGCCCTGTCGTGGACCCTGACGGCCGTGACATTCGCCTGGCCCCCGTTCAACGACGAGAACACCGGGGTCATCACGCTGACAGCCTCGGCCCTGACCGGGGCCATCACGCTCACTGCGTCCGCGAGTCTGTTCGTCGCTGCTGATGTGGGGTCGTACTTCAAGATCAGTGAGGTCAGCGCCTCGAAGTACAACCAGTGGACCACGGGCGTCGCGTACCTGGTCAACGACATCGTGTATTACCAGGGTAACATCTACCAATCGGGCACCGCTGCAGCAGCCGGCACCCGGCCCCCGATCCACACGACTGGTGCCGAGAGCGATGGCGCCGTGACCTGGACGTTTCTACACGATGGTGCCGGGTACGCGCAGGTCACCGGGTACACCAGCGCCACGGTGGTCGACGCCACGGTCATCAAGCGCCTGCCGACCACCAGCGCCACGACCCGCTGGTCCGAGGGTGCCTGGAGCGCACGCCGGGGCTACCCGCATGCCGTGACCTTCTATGAGGATCGCCTGTGGTTCGCCGGGTCGGCGTCCAAGCCCCAGACCCTGTGGGCCTCGTGCTCGGGCGACTACGAGAACCACAAGTACGGCACCAACGACGACGATGCGTTGAACTACACGATCAACACGCAGGACATGAACACGATCGAGTGGCTCGCGCCGACCAAGGTGCTGGCCATCGGCACGGTCAACGGTGAGTTCACCCTGAGCGCCACCCAGATCAGCGACCCCGTGACGCCGAC